GAGTTAGCTATTGTAGAAGCTCTCAAGTCTATGGACGATGTTATGCCTCGCCCCACCCCAGATGCTCAGAAAGAGTTGCTGGATCGTGTACGCGAAGTAGATACAAATGAAATTGACGAAGAAGCACTCGATAAAGAGTTCGCCATTTCATGATTCTTTTTACGGCAGACTGGCATTTAAAGCTAGGTCAAAAGAATGTTCCACGCGAGTGGGCATTAAACCGCTACAAGTTATTTTTTCAACAGATTTATTCTTTGGAAAAGCAGTGCAACATGCACATTATTGGTGGTGATCTTTTTGACCGTCTGCCGAACATGGAAGAGTTGGAACTTTACTTCTCGTTTATTCGGGAAGTAAAGATTCCTACTATTGTCTATGACGGCAACCATGAAGCTACTAAAAAGAACAAGACATTTTTTACACAATTAAAGCAAGTTACTAGAGATATTAATCCTTTAGTCAACATAGTAGATATTTCGTATATTGATCCCGATATGCAGTTTGGTATATTACCTTATGCCGATCTTCATAGAAAGGAAAGCATTGAAAAGTTTAATACAAATTACCCGTTGTTTACTCATGTTCGTGGAGAGATTCCTCCTCATGTCAAGCCAGAGGTGGACTTAGACAGATTCGAGGACTTTCCAGTAGTTTTCTCTGGAGACCTACACGCACATAGTAATACTCAGCGAAATATTGTATACCCTGGAAGTCCTATGGCTACCTCTTTTCATAGAACGGAAGTCTCTACAGGATATATTCTTATTAATCCCTCTAATTGGAGCTGGATGTGGGATGCTTTTGAGCTCCCACAATTGCTTCGTAAGACAGTTTCTTCTCCAGATGAGATGGAACCTACAGATTATCACCATACTATTTACGAGCTAGAAGGTGATATTCAAGACTTGGCAAATGTAAAGAATAGTGACCTATTGGATAAAAAAGTTGTAAAGCGTAATAGTGAAACAGCATTAGTAATAAATAAAGATATGAGCATCCAAGAAGAGTTAGTAGAATACTTAGCCTATATCTTGGAATTAGAAGAAGGAAAAATTAAAAATATAGTAGGAACTTTTAATGATTACGCTCAAAAAACTTCAATGGGATAACTGCTTTAGCTATGGGCCAGGAAATGTTCTGGACTTAGAAGAAAATACAGTAACTCAAATAATTGGTACTAACGGTATGGGGAAATCCTCCATACCGTTAATTATTGAGGAAGCCCTTTTTAACAAGAATTCTAAGGGTATCAAAAAAGCAGATATACCTAACAGATATATAAATAATGGATACAGCATTTATCTAGAATTTACAAAAGATTCTGATAAGTACGCCGTATCAATTGATAGAAAGTCAAATATTAAAGTTGCATTTCTAAAGAATGGTGAAGATGTTTCTAGCCATACTGCAACAAATACGTTCAAAACTATTCAAGAAGTCATAGGTACAGACTTCAAAACCTTTTCACAGTTAGTGTATCAGAACACAAATGCGAGCTTGCAGTTCTTAACTGCTACAGATACTACTCGTAAAAAGTTTCTGATAGACCTTCTGCACCTTGAAGAATATGTAGAACTTTTCGAATTATTTAAGGGTGTATCAAAAGACCTGTCTCTTGAGGTTTCTGCGATACGTTCTAAAATTGCAACAGTAGATAAGTGGTTAAGTGATAATAAATTGAGCGATACTACCGTACTGCCAATCCTAGAAATTGAAAATGACACGGAAGAACTTGAGAAGCAATTCCGTTCATTAACAAAAGAAATTGAAAATATTTCGGAAAAAAATAAAAAAATCTCACAAAATAATCAGTACATTAACCTGTTAAAGAAAATAGATATACAGAAAGTACAGAATATAGAAGTAGAAGAAAAGCAATCCTATGATACTTTACAGTCGGATCTTGGGAATCTCAACGGGGTCATAGCGGGTGCTAAGAAACTGATGAAAAAACTAGAAGATTTGAAGGATAAGTGCCCAACTTGTGAGCAGCCTGTAGAGCAATCTTTTAAGCAAAGTCTAATTACGGAAGAGGCTACAAAGATTGTATTTGCAGAGGAGAAAATGCGTGAAATTACAACAAGAATACAAAAAATTAAACGAAACAATGAGCAGTTTGAGTACAAAAACAAAATGCAGAGAGATTGGGAAGAGCTTTATCGAAGCATTGATAGAGATCTCCCAATGGCCAGCTTGGATAAAGGAGAGCTCGAAGAGCGCCTGGCAGGAGTACGAGCTGACTTGGTTTCGATGCAAAAGTCTGTGGCGGAAGCAGCAGCGGAAAATGAAAGAAGAACGAAGCAAAACACAAGAATCCAAGTAATACAAGAACAAACAGATAGTTTTATTTCACAGTTAGAAGAAGCACAAGAGTCTTTAGATAAAGTAGAAAGTGTATATTCTAACTTGGAAGTGTTAAAGAAAGCATTTAGCACAAACGGCTTAATTGCTTACAAGATCGAAAATCTAGTAAAGGAACTCGAAGAATTAGTAAACACTTATCTTGGAGAACTTTCAGACGGGCGTTTTACCCTTGAATTTGTTGTAAGTAATGATAAGCTAAATGTGCAAATAACAGACAATGGAAACATTGTCGATATTCTTGCTCTTTCTTCCGGAGAGTTGGCAAGAGTAAACACCGCTACTCTCATAGCAATTCGTAAGCTAATGAGTAGTATTTCTAAGTCACGAATTAATATTCTTTTCTTAGATGAAGTCATAAACGTACTCGATGAGACAGGTAGAGAAAAGCTAGTAGAAGTATTGCTAGGCGAAGAAAATCTAAATACCTATGTAGTCAGTCATGGTTGGACTCACCCTTTGTTAGAGAAGATTGAGGTCGTAAAGCGAGAAAATGTGAGTGCCCTTGAATAATGAAAGCTTCTGATTGGTACATGGACTTAATATTTCCTACTCCTATTTGGTGGACAGATACGAATATTGATAACTCTGTCTTAAAACGGCTCGCATTAAAACTCAAAGAAGAAGACCCCGTAGGAAGGGTTGTAAGTAACTTAGGAGGTTGGCAATCTAAGGATATTTATTCTTTTACACATAAAGAACTAATACCTTTAAAAGATATAATTCTAGAACAAGCTAATAGATGTCTAGTAGATTATGGATATTGTTTAAACAGTGGACATTTAGAAGTAAATAACTTTTGGATAAACATAAATTATTTTAAAGACTCAAATGTTGTACATTTTCATGATAGAGCATTTGTTAGTGGAGTTTATTACATAGATGCCGAAACTTCTCAAGGAGCAATTGATTTTGTTAAAAATTCGGCAGAAGCTTTTATCGTATGCTCTGCTGCGGGCCCCTTACTAGAAAGAAATAATATAAGTTGCGTTGAGCAAACATATGAAGTAAAAACAGGAAGATTAATACTATTTCCTAGTAGCTTGATGCATAGAGTTACTGAAAATGTAACAAAACACCCTAGAATTTCTATATCTTGGAATGTTAGATACATAGAACATATTAAACTATTGGACTAGGTAAATGAAAAATAATAGACTGGCAGCACAACGTAGAATGTGGTTATTAGTCAAAGCAAAAGAAGAAGAATTAAAGGAGGAATTAGATGCTAGAACTGACGGAAGCCTTAGTAAAAGCACTGGAAATGAAATACAAAGGTCAAATGGAAGAAGCTCGAGTGAATATGGCAGTATACATGACCAACCCAGCAGGGATAGGAGAGCATCCTGAGATTATAGAAGCAATCGACACTCAAGTCGCAAAGTTTGCAGAAGCCCAAGAAAAATTGGCAGCATTGGATGATATTATAGATGGTTGATAGTAGAGCGAAAGGAGCAAGAGGTGAGTACTTAGTACGAGATATGCTTCGAACAGCTACTAATCTACAATTCGAAAGAGTCCCTAACTCAGGGGCTCTTGAATACTTAAAAGGAGACTTATATGTCCCTAATGAGAAAAATAGATTTTGTATTGAAGTAAAGAATTATTCCGAGTCTCCTCTCTCAGATAAAATATTCACAGCAAAAAAGACAAACAATCTAATTCGCTGGTGGAAAAAAGTAGAAAAACAAGCAGAGGGCGGAGGTCAAGAGCCCTTATTATTTTTTAAGTATAATCGTTCTCCAGTATTTGTAGTCACAAACCTACAACCTAGAGGCTCAGAAGACTGGATGTTTATACAATTTTTAAACTGTTTTATACTCTTAGCAGATACTTGGTTAGAGAATGAAACAGTGGAGTTTTTAAAGAATGGCATTCAATTTTAGTGAAAAAATTATAAATCCAAGTGATAAAAGCACTCTTATAGTAGACTCTCTAAACTTAGCTTTTCGATGGAAGCATCAAGGGCGTACAGACTTTCGATATGACTATCAGCGTACTGTAGAGTCCCTTGCAAAATCTTATGACTGTAAGAATTTAATTATTACAGCGGATTGGGGATCTTCTAGCTATAGAAAGGGTATAAGTCCTGAGTATAAGCAAAATAGAAAAGAGAAGTTTGCAGAGCAGACAGAGCAAGAAAGAATTGCATTTGAAGAGTTTTTTGAAGAGTTCGAAGCATCCTTAGAGGTGCTAGAAGAAGCAGGATACCCTATACTTCGGTACAAAGGAGTAGAGGCAGATGATATTGCTGCCCACTTGGTAAAAGAAAAGAACAAGTATGGATTAGAATATATCTGGCTTGTTTCTAGTGATAGAGACTGGGACTTACTTATTCAAGATAATGTTGCCCGATTTTCATATGTAACGAGGAAGGAAGTTACGCTTGATAATTGGTCAGATCATTATGAATGCACTCCCGAAGAGTATATCTCTTTAAAATGTCTAACAGGAGATAAAGGAGATAATGTTCCCGGGATCCCTGGCATTGGACCGAAGAGGGCAGTACAGTTAATTAAACAGTATGGAGATGCAATGAATATTTATGATGCTACTCCGATACCTAGCAGTTATAAGTTTATTCATGCGTTAAATCAAAATGCAGACCAGATTTTACAGAACTATGAACTTATGGATTTAATAACTTATTGCGATGACGCAATTGGAGCTGATAATATATCAGATATTGAAAGGAGATTATTAAGTGTCGTTTAATGTTACAGTAGATTATCGACGAGATCGTTATCTATCCGAGTTTAGCAAAAAGACTCTACAAGATAGGTATTTGATTGATGGAGAATTATCTCCTCAAGATGCCTTTTCAAGAGCAGCAAAAGCTTTTGCAAATGATGAGGCACACGCACAAAGACTATATGACTATGCTAGTAAGCTTTGGTTTATGTTTAGCACCCCAATTCTATCAAATGGAGGAACTACTCGTGGCCTACCGATTAGCTGTTTTCTTAACTATGTAGATGATAGTCGAGAAGGTCTTACTAGTCATTACACAGAGAATGCTTTCCTTAGTAGTGTTGGGGGAGGCGTTGGTGGTTGTTGGAACGGGGTTCGGAGTGTAGGCTCGAAAACGAGCAATGGCTCCGAAAGTACAGGAGTTATTCCGTTTCTAAAAGTAGTGGATGCAGAGATGCTTGCATTCTCCCAGGGTGTAACTCGCCGTGGAAGTTATGCAGCATACCTCGATATTTCGCATCCAGAAGTAGAAGAGTTTCTTGATGTTCGTAAGCCTACTGGTGGAGATATTAATCGAAAGTCTACAAACTTGCATCATGGAGTGATTATTTCAGATGAGTTTATGGAACTTATAGAAAGAGCTACGAGAGAGGAAGGTTTTGACGACTCTTGGGATTTAGTTGATCCGCACTCAGGCAGAGTTACTAAAACTGTATCAGCAAAAACACTTTGGGTAAAACTCATTCAGAATCGAGTAGAAACTGGAGAGCCCTACCTTATGTTTAAAGATACTGTACAAGATGCACTGCCTCAGTGTCAGAAAGATAAAGGACTACAGGTACATCACTCAAATCTTTGTAGTGAGATCACTCTTGCTACGGATGAAGAGCGTACTGCAGTATGTTGTTTATCTAGTGTAAATTTAGAAGAGTTTGATGAGTGGCAACATGACCCACATTTTATTCCTGATTTAGTATCAATGCTGGATAATGTGCTTACTTATTTTATTGAAAACGCTCCTCGTGAGCTGTGGAGAGCCGCTTATAGTGCAATGCAAGAACGAAGTATTGGTCTAGGTGCAATGGGCTTTCACGCATACTTACAGAGACACCATGTACCTTTTGAAGGGGTAATGGCAAAGAGTGCAAACATGAGAATGTTTCGTCACATAAAATCGGAGGCAGTAAATGCAACTCGTAAATTGGCTGAAGAAAGGGGCGAAGCTCCTGATGCAGAAGGTTATGGAGTTCGTAATGTGCATCTCTTGGCTGTTGCTCCTAATGCTAGCTCTAGTATCATTTGTGGCAACACTAGTCCCAGCATTGAGCCTTATCGGGCTAATGCATATACTCAAAAAACTAAGTCTGGTTCCAGCCTTCAAAAGAATGAGTACTTGGAACATATTCTGCAGGAATTAGGAGAAGATAATGATGAAGTTTGGAAGACTATCGTTACACAAGGTGGCTCAATACAGCACCTTGACTTTTTGGATGATATTACAAAAGACGTCTTTAAAACCGCAGTTGAAATTGACCAAAGATGGGTTATTGATTTTGCAGCAGATAGACAACAATATATCTGTCAAAGTCAATCCTTGAATGTCTTTTTCCCAGCGAATGTATCAAAGCAAGAGCTTCATGCTATTCACATGATGGCATGGAAAAAGAAAGTAAAAACTCTATACTATTTACGAAGTGAAGCGTATAAGAGAGCAGAGAATGTATCGGATGAAGCATTACGTCAATATATCTTTGAAAGTATTGACGAGGGCGCGTGTTTAGCGTGCGAAGGATAATAAATGACAAATTTACTTACAGAAAGAGAGTACTATAAGCCCTTTAACTATCCCTGGGCTTTTAAGCATTATAAAACTCAGCAGCACATGCACTGGCTTCCTGATGAAGTTAATCTTGCTGATGATTTAAGGGATTATAGAGATAAGCTGACTCCAGAGAATCGTCGTCTTATCAATCAGATTTTTAGATTCTTTACACAGGCTGATGTAGATGTTTGTTGTGGCTATGCAAAACATTATCTACCAACATTTAAACAGCCTGAAGTAAGAATGATGCTATCCGCTTTTGCAGCAATGGAAGCGGTGCATCAAGAAGCTTATTCATTATTACTAGAAACTCTTGGCTTTGGGGACGATGAGTACCAGAAGTTTTTTGAGCACAAAGAAATGATGGATAAGCATGAGCATCTGTCCAATTTTGGTATGGATACTCCAATTAATATTGCAAAAACAATGGCGATTTACTCTGGATTTACAGAAGGAGTACAACTATTTAGTAGCTTTGCAATTTTGTTAAACTTTCCAAGACATAACTTGATGAAGGGTATGGGACAGATTGTTACATGGTCAGTTCGTGATGAAACATTGCACGTTGAAGGCATGTCACAACTATTCCGGACTTTTATTCATGAAAATCCAGAACTATGGAATGATGATCTAAAGTATGAGATTTATTGTGCAGCAGAACGCACAGTAGAACTAGAAGATGCTTTTATCGACCTCTGTTTTGCAGGTGCAGAAGTACCCGATCTAACACCAGAGGAAGTAAAAGAGTATATTCGATATATTGCAGATCGCAGACTGTTAGGTCTCGGTATGAAGAAAATTTTTGGAAGTGAAGACAACCCTTTACCTTGGCTAGACTATATGTTAAACGGGGTAGAACACACTAACTTTTTTGAAAACAGAGCCACCGAGTATGCACGCGCGAGCACTACCGGAAACTGGCAAGACATATTTAAATAGGAACCTATTATGGCAAATGAAAGTATTAAACTCGACTTATCTCTTGAAGAAGTAAATGCAATTCTTGGAGGACTCGGGGAGCTTCCAGCAAAAGCAAGTATGGGAGTCATTCAAAAGATTCAACAGCAAGCAGCACCTCAGGTAACTCCTGAACCTGTAGCTGAGGAAGTCGAAGAAGCATAAAAACTAAAGGGGCTGCAAGGCCCCTTTTTTTATTCCCCTTCGGAAGCTGGTGTAGGATTTTCAGGTACAGCCTCTTCTTCAGGTTGAATAGCCGAACAATCAAATTCTGTACCCGTCCAAGTGCACCCTATTTCTCCAATGTCTTGAGAGTCTACAAAAGACTGGTCAGGAAAAGTTTGTGTGCACCATTCTATAGAATCTGCTTCTATAATATTTATAACTACTCCTTCTGAATTAAGTTCACAAATTTTCATTTTTCTCCTCTAATTAAAAATCTTTTCCAGTTACTAAAAGATAGTCTGCTAAAATGCGCCGTAAAACTAGGGTCTATCTCCTCTTTATTACTTATTTCCACTTTGTCCCATAATCCCTGAAGAGGTATTAGATAACATAAAGGAGTCCCTTGTCTTATAAAAATTTTCTTAGTCTCTTTTTCTGGAATTTTTATAAATATATTTATATTTATTTGCTGCCCGTGCCAAGGAGTTTGTACTCCTTCAGCAACTTCCCATCTTTCTTCTTCATGTAACCAAGGGTGCATAAAAATAAATGGAGCTGGTTTGCTATATAAATCTCCGTTAAACACCCAAGGATTTATAAATTTTAAATTTACATAATCTTTTTTAAATCCATTAAACTGACCTTCCCCCCTCACTCCATGACTATGAACTTGAAAATGATTATCCGGACTTCTCCATTCAAAGTTCCCGTCCGGACTAACTTTTATAAGAAAATCAGCCCAAGAAGGAATTACTACACCTAATTTTATAAGATTAATAATTCCTGGACAAAAAGCTATAGAAGTAGTTTCTTCTTTCTCTTCTCGCTCCCATACTGAATCAAAATCGAACTTTATATCTTTTTTCATAAAAGAAAAGTGAGAATTTTTTAGTAAGTGGGGGTGAGAAGTGTCATCTTCTAATAAATTTAATCTATCTGTACAAATTTTTAAAGTATCTGTTTTTAATTTTACTACGCTAGCCATTTTACAATAATTATGCCGCTACCGCCGGCACCTCCGCTGTATGATAATGTTTGATAACCTTGACCTACTGTTTGAACTCGACCGCCGGCACCTCCGCCCCCGCCTTGTTGTCCTGCAGACCCAGTACCGTTTCCGGTTCCTCCATTTCCTCCTTTACCATAAGGATTCGCTCCTCCTCCTCCGGAAGAGTTATTTGAAGCTGTGCCCCCAGCTCTATGAATAGTCTCTCCTGCTGCTCCATTTACATTTGAATAACTGTAATTATAGCGGTGTCCTATTCCGCCAGCTCCGCCAGCGTGCCCGTTATGGCCATGTGCCGATG